TTGTATCGGAGGATGCCATTGGCATGTCTGTTCGTCAAGTGTCCAACTTGGGAACGGCTGCGGGGGAATAAACGCATCCCTGTCTGGGTCATAAGTGTAGCCAATCCCAGCGTAGTTTTTACGGAAAGGTGTGCCGCCTAGCCGGTGTTCACCAGCATAGGTGTTGTAGCTGGTTTTCTTCCAAACCGTGCCCGTAGTCTGTGCGTAGATAGCTTCACCATCATGCGGTTCATCCACGCCCACAATTACTTGGACGACTACGTTGTTCTCGTTGAGTTCTGCAAAATGTGCCATATTTCCTACCATTGAATAGTGCCGGTACCGGCAGTAAATCTGTAGACTTTGTACCCAGTACGATACGTTGTATTTGGCGTGGTATTTCCTGCGCTACCATTGCAAGTTAATCCCGCTGATACAGAAGTAAGATTAGCATAGGAATTAGGGTAAGCAATAATTAATATGCCAGAGCCCCCTGCGCCGCCTGATGCAGCAGACCCAACACCACCACCGCCACCGCCTTGGTTAACTCCACCTGCACCTGCTCCCGACCCCGTAACTCCACCTCCACCACCACCTAAGCCGCCAAGGGTTGTACCAGTGCTGCGTGTCCAGCCTCCGCCACCACCAGCGTAATAAACGCCAGTGCTTGTAATCGCAGTGCCAGTTAAAGTTGTAGTGGTAGCTTTGTTTAAAGTATAAGTACCCGTGCCGCCCGTGCCGGTGCCAAGTGCCGTTACTACTGTGCCCGAGGGAACACCCGATCCGGTTATCTGCGTTCCAATACCTATCACCCCAACAGAAACGGAAGTAATGTTTATGCTGGTGCTGGTACTTGTATTAGCCGTACCGGCAAAGTTTGTAGTAATCGTGCTTAATAAGCCAATACCGCCAACACCCGTAGAGTTTGTGCCGCCAGCGCCGACAGCACCAAATCCACCGCCACCACCACCAAAATTGCTGTTTGAATCTCCAGCGCCGCCATTTTTACCCTGTCCAACCGTTCCAACACCAGCAATTGATCCAGCTAAATATCCAGCACCGCCGCCTGATCCACCAGCGCCGCCCGGTTTGTTTGTTTGGCTATCTACGTCACCACCACCGCCACCTAGCGCTGGGCTTGAGCTTGATGCCGTGAACACAGAGTTGTTACCAGTGCCGGGTACTCCACCACTACCCGGCGCAGTACCGCCAGCGCCAATTGTTACCGTATAGCTTACGCCGGGAAAAACATTTAACGCGCTAGAAGAAACCACACCTCCAGCACCTCCACCTCCACAATAATTCCAGCCTCCAGGCCCACCGCCAGCGACTAATAAAAATTCAATTGGGGTAGCTTGTAAAGGCCATACCGAACCCTGTAGTGCTTGCATCGTTTCATTAGAACGCCAAATACCCACAGCAGCACTTGCGCTTGTGCTTGCCGCAGAAACAGATAAAACAGAACCTTTGTATCTAGTAGACATAATTAAAAAGTAATTGTGCCTGTACCAGCGGTAAACGTATAAACTTTGTACCCAGAACGTGATGCTGTATCTGGAGGAGGAACATTAGAGCCTGTAGTGGTCACACCATTAACAACTAAACCTGCCGAGAAAAGACCAATATTTGAAAATGTATCTAAATAAGCAATAACGATTACGCCTGAACCACCAGCGCCTGAATTTCCCGGAGATGTAATTGCTGATCCGCCTCCGCCGCCGCCAGTGTTTGCAGTTCCGCTTACTGCATTTGCTGTACTTGTACTACTAACAACACCAGCGCCACCACCACCGAGTCCACCAGCAGGGGCAAGTGTTGTTCCTTCACCGCCACCACCACCGCCACCAGCGTAGTAAGTGCTAGTTCCAGTAATAGAAGAAGTTGCACCAATACCACCAGGCCCGCCTACAGTAGCAACAGAAGCACCAGTTCCCGCTGCTCCAGCACCTCCACCACCACCGCCAAGCCATCTAGCTGAAGGCGTAGTAAATCTGTATCCTCTGCCACCAATATTGCCTTGCCCTGCTGTTGCGGTACTAGCTGCTGTAGGTGAAGCTGTTGAATTACTTGCTCCAGAGCCACCACCAGAACCACCAGTGCCACCCACTTGAGTAAACCTAGCGCCATAACCACCGCCAACCGTAGAAACAGAAATATTTGTACCGCTAATTAAACTAGCGCTACCGGGATTGCCATTCCTGCCAATAGCACCATTTTGTGTAACTGCTGCGCCGCCACCGCCTACGGTTACTGTATACGATCCGCTAAAAGCAGCAGTAATAGTATTTGCAAGTAAACCCCCAGCGCCGCCACCGCCACCATCGTATGAAGCCCCACTACCTCCGCCAGCAACTACTAAATACTCAATAGAAGAAGGCGGAAAAACGGGCCATATTGATGCAAATAATGATTGCATAACCTCATTTAAACGCCATATTCCTGTAGCCGATGCTCTACTAATTGTCGCCGCAGTGGACGACATTATTGAGCCTTTATACCTAGTTGGCATTAGGTAATGGCTTCGTATGAAGCGGTTAATTCAATTGCGCTTGCTGTACCGACAGTCACCACAATGGATTGTGCTTCACCAAGGTAAAACGCCGTGCTTTTATCAGCAACAACAATAGAGGCGTTTACTGGCACAGGCACTTGGTACACAAGACGATAGGCAGTTCCACCGCCAGCCGCTGCGCTATTAATTGATACTGTTACGGTTGCAACAGATGCAGTTACATTTGACGCAACAATATTGCCAATCTTGTTGACCGTTCCAGCAGCAGGCGTAAGCGCAGTCCAAACCGTAGCCGATGTTGTACTTGGAATTAGATAATTGGTGGTGCCGTAAATAGAACTTGAGTTGATTAGGTTTGGGTTTGCCATAATTAATATCCAAAAACAATTGACATAACGATAGCCCGATTAAAAGGCACTGCTCTTGCTGATGGGTAGGTCACAAACACATTCTTTGAGCCTGCGGAAAAATTTACTAGTGAACCAGAATTGCTGGAAGAAATTACGGTGGTTCGGGAAAGCGTTGTGCCGGACGATGTGTATGTACCAACACCAACTTCCCACTCTGTCCCACCTTCAATGGTGTAGTAGGTTGAGTTTCCATCACCAACGGCGGCAAAGGTCTGATACCCAGTTGCTGCACCGGCAAGCGTAACAGTCCCCGTACCAGTTGTCGTGGTGGTTTCTTGAACCCGATCAGCTAAGACAAGTGCCATTTAAACCTCTACGTTGCGTTATCAACCAGTACCCAGTTCGCTGTTTGGGTATCTTCGATTGTAGACCAGCCGGGGGTCTGCGTGCTGTTAATTGCTATCCAGTTTGCGTTTTCGCTGTCATCAATTAGCTGCCAATACACAGGAATCAAAGTCCCCACAGAACCCACCGCAGAAACTCCGGTTAGGGCCAGAGTCCTATCCGCTAAGCCTAAGCTACCTACTGAAGCGGCTATCGCGGCACTGGTTAAACCAAAACTAAATTCAAACTGAACGGAACCTACACTGCCATCCGCAGTAAGCGGGCTGAGCGGTACAGATAAAAACCCAATTTCCCCTGCCGCCTGAACGCCTGACAGTGCAATCTGTACACTCTGAGTTACAGTTCCTACTGTTCCAGTCGCTGCATTCCCCGTGATGTCAACACCAATTCCTTGGTCGGAAACTGTACCTGCCACACCCTCAGCAGCTACACCGCTTACAGCTACAGTACGGCTAGACCCTAATAAGCCAACTAAGCCGCTTGCAGTAGTACTCGTGAGTGCAATGGTCGATGAATTAACTACCGCCCCTACCGCGCCCGTTGTCGCTACCCCAGTAATATCTTTGCTAACACTTACCCCAACAGTTCCCACACTGCCTATAGCGTCATCCCCGGCATCTGAATCCGTATTGCTTGGAGCTAATGTTCCAACTGCGCCAGATGCACTTACCCCCGTTATGGCAACAGTAACATCAAGGGGGCCGCCCCAAGGGCCAAAACCCCATGTTTCATACCCCCACGATGCCACCGGGAGAACGGGAGTTATCGTAGCTTCGCCAGTAGCTCCAAACGGCGCTCCAGCAAATGGGGTTATACCAAACATGGTCTACACGGCTTGTAGCCGCCCCCGGCTTTAGGTTGTTGCCAAACGCAGCAGCGCAGTAGTCGTAGTGTTAGCAGGCATGGTCAGTGTAAACGTGCCTGCCGTGATGGTTTGGGAGCCAAACGTATGAACACTAACCGCTTTATTACTCTGGGTAGAGTTGTACACCAATACGCAATCAAACGCTGTACTCAACGTCACGGTTGTGTATACAAAAGATGCCGAGGGAGTGAAGAAACCCACTCCAGCCGTTGCAGATGCGTTGGTAGATGTTGGAGGCGTAGCAGCCGTTACAGTTATACCGCCCGCTGTGTAGCCTGTGCCGGAAACCTCGTTTGTAGCCGAATACGCCGTAGTGGAAGCATTGACCGTAGCCGAGGCCAAATACAATGCTGCTTTAAAAGTATCAGTCGCACTTGTGCCACGGGTAGGAGCAGTGCCAAAATTGTGGGTAGCGGTCATCAGTTCCCCAAGGAACGAAGTGACCATGCTCTGCGTGTTCGCCATAATATTTCCTTAAAAAGATGCTGCCGCGCCACCAGCAAAGGTGGGTGTTTTCTTCAACGTAACATGCGCTGATCGGTGAACCAACTCGCCATCCAACCAGTACTCAACCCACGTTGTCAGTTCGTTGTCATTGTCAACTATGCCTTCCCGCTTCTCAAGCAAGGAATCATCCATGTCGCCTTTGGTAGTAGTGACTATCAATTTGAACTCCTAATAAGCGCAGTTGTCGAGGTGTTTGCTGGCATGGTGATTGTAAACGTGGTGGTCGATGTTTTGTCAGAACCAAAGTCCAGAACCGCAATAGACTTGTTACCTTGCGTGACGTTATAAATCAAAGCACACCGAGCGGTCAAAGCTGCTGTCCAAGACACATTGTTCCAGTTTGCATAGGCTGTATAACCAGACGAGCTAATAGCTACCCCGGTCATGATTTCTCCGCCCGCCGTGTAGCCTGTACCCGAGACTTCATTGGTAGCACTGTAGACCGTAGTGTCCTCATTCAAGTTAGCATTGCCCGTGTACAGCGCAATCTTAATCGTGTCTGTAGCCAAGTTGTGGACAGCCGTGTACAACTCTTTCTTGAAGCTGGTGGTCTGGGTTTGAACAATGCTCATTTCACAGCCTGCCTAAATTGACCACTACGGTATGCGTCTTGCCGCTCAAGGCCGTCTGCCAAGCGTTTAGCCAAAACAACTGCTTCCATATACTTCTGGTTGTACAAGGCCATCATGTCCGGCTCACCCTTCATGTAGGTGTACGCTTCTACCAAAGCGCCATATAGCAATACAGTATCAAAGTTATCGCCTAACCAAGTTTGCCCACTAGCCGCTGTGGTGATTGACTCAGGATAGTAGTAGTAATGAAGTTCTGCGGAGTAAGTAGCATCTGGCGTGGGGCCAAGGATAAAACTTAATTCATTTGTTGGTAAAGACGGTGGCCCTGCTGTTGTAGTTGGGCCAAACAGCGCGTAGTACTTTGGTGTTCCAGTATCTGTTGGCGTGGGATATGCCTCACGTATGAAGTTCACATCCTTATTTAGTAAGAAAGTGTACGGGCCGGAACCAGAAAAAATAGCCAGCGAGTACGACGATAAAAAATCATCTGGAGCGGACAAGTACTTGTTGTTTGCAGTAATTGTCCCAGTCACGTTTTTCCGTATTGACGGAAACTGCATCGAGTTGTAGATACGCTGCTCTGCCTGCTGGATAAACAGGTTTACATTCACCGTTTGAAAGGTGTTCTCCGTATAATCGGAAATCGCAACTACAAGCGCCGCGTAGTTCATGCCATCGGCCCCCGAGCCATCAGACCTTTAGTAGCTGCACCAGTACCGCGAATTTTAATACCATCAGTCTTGATTGGCTCGTTACCGGCAGATTTACTAATACCGCCAACACTTACATCGTAAGCATCTAATTTGCTGCGGTTTGGTTCTTTTCCGGGGTTGCTGGCAATACTCATAGCCTTACCGTCCATCGTATGCGGTTTTGCATAGACGGCAGCAGAGCCAACTTCTTTACCCATTTTCTTCATACTGTAGGCCATGATTTACCCCGTTTTCTGATTAGCTGCGCGGGACAGATTGCGACCCATACGCATACGGTCATCCGTAGTAGGGCCACCCTTTTTGAGCTTTAGGGTTGTGCCCTTACCACCCATGTGTTTTTGAGCGTCATGTTGCTTGAACGCTTTTTTAATCATGGCCTTGTCTTGCGCC